TAACACTGAAATCAACAGCGGCTGGAATGGCTCAGACTATCAGTCAAGCCAAACAGATATCCACGTAGGTTACGAAGGCAGCACAGAAGCATTCGGCTACTACCTACAAGGTGGACCAGCTGTGGTCTCAGTAGATGGAGAAGACGCTAACACTGAGCTTTCAGGTAAAGCAGGTGCGGGGTTTCAAGCAACTGAAGCTCTGTCCGTTTACGGAGAGATCTCTTTTGTTACGACTGATGGTGACGAGAACAACTACGGAACCAAAGCTGGTCTTAAGTGGGCCTTCTAGATGGCATTTCTGTACTGCTACTCATTAATAATCCTCTTAGTATTTGGTATGAATATAACCTTACCAACTCCTTATAGAGGACCTGGAAAATAATTATGGCACATCAAAGTAAAGGGAATACAGCGAAGGTGCTACCTTTATCTCCTCAACCAGAGAAGAAAAAAGAAAAAAAAGAACCTTCTAAATAACTATGGCAACTTCAAAGAAAACAGAATCAACTAAGCCAGCCCCTAAGGCTGCTCCTAAGGCTGCTCCTACACCTGTTGTAGAAGACAAAAAGAATTGGCATAGGAAAGATTAAAAAAGGAGGGAGAGCACCTCAGAGTAGGACTCTCCTTTCATTGGCATTAGCCCCTACGGGGATACCTTTTGCCGTCTAGACGGTGGGAAAGACCACAAACAAACTGATCAAAACATTACGCGTAAGAAAGTAAACAATACATTAATTCTTTAATTAATAATGGCACATCAAAATAGTAATGAACCTCTCGCCGATCTGACGAGGCCGGGTTCTGATAATGGTGCTGCGGATTCTAGAGCCCTATATCTCAAGCTGTTTAGCGGAGAGATGTTCAAAGGCTTCCAACGCAACACCATTGCTCGTGACTTGATCATGAAGCGTACACTGAAGAACGGTAAGTCACTTCAGTTTATTTACACTGGACGTACAACGGCTGAGTACCATGTACCCGGTCAAAGCATTCTCGGTAATGACGAGAAGGCACCTCCAGTGTCAGAGAAGACAATCACAATTGATGATCTCTTGATCTCAAGTGCGTTTGTTTATGAGCTAGATGAAACTCTTGCTCACTATGATCTTAGGTCTGAGATCTCACGTAAGATTGGTTATGCCCTAGCACAAAAGTATGATCGTTTGATCTTCCGTGCTATTGCTAACGGAGCACGTAAGGCTCATCCTATCTCAATGACTAACTTCGTTGAGCCAGGTGGAACACAAATTCGTGTTGGATCTAACGCTCAGTTCTCTGATGCATACAATGCTCAGTCACTGACTACTGCTTTCTTCGATGCAGCTGCTGCACTAGATGAGAAAGGAGTAAGTCAAGAAGGACGGTGTGGAGTACTTAACCCACGTCAATACTATGCACTAATCCAAGAAGTAGGAAACAACGGTCTTATCAACCGTGACGCTCAAGGAAGCGGACTACAATCTGGTAACGGCATCGTAGAGATTGCTGGTATTAAGATCTACAAGTCAATGAATATCCCATTCTTCGGCAAGTACGGTACTATTTATGGTACAACTGCTGGTACAACTGACGCTAACGTAGCTGATCCTGGTAACACTGGATCCTTTGTTGGTGAAGGTCTAGAAGATGCTGATGCTTCAGCAACTGGTATCAACAATGAGTACGGTGAAGATGGTGAGTTCACCAAGTCATGCGGCCTGATCTTCCAACGTGAAGCTGCAGGTTGTGTTGAAGCAATTGGTCCTCAAGTACAAGTTACCTCTGGTGACATTTCCGTGGTTTACCAGGGCGATGTAATCCTAGGTCGTTTGGCTATGGGTGCTGACTATCTCAACCCAGCTGCTTGTGTAGAACTGTTTGCAGGTGCTGCTTCAGGCGACGCTGCTTTCTAATTCACTTATTTATTTATTCATGGGGAGTCTTCGGGCTCCCTTTTTTTTATTCACATATATTAACTATGCCAATTCCTACCACTAACGCTACACAAGAATTACCCGCAGTCAACGAAATACTAGCGTCAGTTGGTCAGGCGCCTGTAACTACCCTCGATCAAACCAACCCGGACGTTGCGATTGCATATGACACTTTAACTAGAGTGTCACGAGAAGTACAGGCAGAAGGCTGGTGCTTTAATAAAGAATATGACTACCCAGACACAACTGCAAATAAACAATACATTATCCCTGCTAATATGTTGCAAGTAGATCTTGCAGAAGGAAACACAACCAGTAGAGTATTAACTGGTAGCAAGAATGTAATACGAAGAGATGGAAAACTATATGATAAATATAATCATACTTATGATATTACATCTGCAGATAGTGCAGAAATTAAATTAGATGTAACCTGGTTATTTGATTGGGTTGATCTACCTATACCTATCCAAGATTACATTGTCTCTAGAGCTGCTGTATTAGTCTCTAGTCGTATTGTAGGGGATGGTGGGCAATATCAAATGCTCCAACAAAAAGAAGCTTACACAAGGGCTATGGCCTTAGAGTATGAAACTCAACAAGGGGATTATACATTCTTTGGACATTCCAAAGGAGGAAATAATTATAATAGCTATCAACCTTATCACGCATTGTATCGCTAATGGCAGCAGTAACTCAAATAGTACCTAACTTTTTAGGTGGGGTATCAAAACAAACAGATCAAAAGAAACTTCCTGGTCAGGTAAGAGACTGCCTTAATGCTTACCCTGACCCAACCTTTGGTTTAATGAAGAGACCAGGTTTTAAATTTATTGACACTATTTACACACCAGCCGCTGGAACTGATCCAGAGCTAAAAGATGCTAAGTGGTTCTTTATTAAACGGGACAACTTAGAAACATACATAGGATGTATCTTAGATAAAGATGATTCAAATCACGCATCAGCTCCTATTAGGATTTGGAATAAAGATGGTACAGACTGTACAGTTACTTATGAATCCAGCCCTGCTGATGCCAAGCTGTACCTAGACACAACTCGTGCTAACTATGATATCTTAACAGTACAAGATACATCTATCATTACAAATAAGACTAAAACTGTAACAGCTAAAACAGCACCAACTACATATGTAGCTAAATCTTATGGTACGGTAAGGATTAAAACAGTTGCATATAGTATTAAGTACGAAATTAATCTGAAGATAGATAGTACTGACTACTCTGTTAGTTTCACTACTATTAATGCAGAAGACTTAACTGCACCTGACTCTTCAACAAATCCTTCTGATGAGAAGTATAACACTGCAGAAAGAATATTAACTGCATTAAAGACAGCGTTAGATGCTCTGTCTATAAGTGGTCACACTTTAACTGTCACTAAACTAGACGCTTCGTTAGAGTTAGAACTAAAGAGTACGGGTTCCGGCACACCTAATGTAGCTTTTGAACTGACAACAACTGATAGTCAAGCTGGCATTCATATTGATAGTTTCAACGAGCAAGTTAGAACTCAAGCAGATCTACCTGCTGAATCTACAGATGGAAGGTTAGCTAAAGTCGTTAGTTTAGGTGGAGAGTCTGATACATTCTGGCTTAAATTCTTTCCTGATAATGGTACATCTGGTACAGGTAATTGGGAAGAAACAGTAGATCCTTTAGCATCAGAAGGTATGAATGCAGCAACGCTGCCACATGAGCTGTACAATAGCTCTGCTAATACATTCGTATTTAGACAACCTAAGAAAGCAGATGGTACAACACTAGCTTGGAAAGGTAGAGTAATTGGTGATACTGTTACTAACTCAGACCCTAGCTTTGTAGGTACTACTATACAACAAACATTCTATCATAACAATAGACTTGGATTTTTGACTGAAGATAATGTATCCATGAGTAAGTCAAATGACTTCTTCAATTTCTACTTTACTTCAGCTTTAACAGCAACAGATGATGATCCGATTGATATTAATTGTTCAAGTATTAGACCAGCTGTACTACATGGGGTAGTTCCTACTGCACAAGGTTTACTTTTATTTAGTAGGAATCAGCAGTTCATTATGTTCTCTGATGCAGAGATGCTCACACCTTCATCTGCAGTTATACGTGGTATTTCTAACTACGAAATGGATCCTACAATTGATCCTGTAGACGTAGGTACGGTTATTAACTTTGTAAGTAAGACACCTA